GCGTTCCCATCTACGGGGATCTCGTGGACGACGATGGACGGTTCAAATACTGGTACCGAATACTTTGCCCGACTTCGTTACAAGGAGGCGTGATGATCCATCACTTCACCGACCCGCAAGGTGTGACTCACACTTGGGAGACACCCGACCCGCCGCAAACACCGCTTGACCCGACAGGCGCACTAGCCACACTCCTTGCAGTCACCGAAGTACTCACCGTCGAAGACGCTGCCAACGCAGTCGGACTCACACCCGCCGACCTTGTCGCAGAGGCTGAAGCATGGGCGATGGGGCCAAGCGACGAGCCATGACTTGCATCGTCGGCCTCGAGCATGACGGCACCGTCACCATCGGCGGCGATGCCGCTGCAGTCGAAGACACCCGCATCACCAGATACACCGAGCCGAAAGTGTTTACCGTTGGCGAGTATCTGATCGGCTACTGCGACTCATTCCGCATGGGCCAGCTGCTGCAGTACCGACTCAAGGTGCCCAAGCAGATCGTCGATGACGACATGACGCACCTCTGCACCGTGTTCGTCGACGCCTGCCGAAAGCTCTTCCACCAGGGAGGCTTCGCCAAAAGCAGCGACAGCGAAGACAGCGGCGGAGTGTTCCTGGTCGGCTATCGGGGCGCTCTCTACTGCATCGACGAGGACTACCACGTCGGCCGCTCAGCGCTCGGCTACGAAGCTATCGGCTGTGGCGATCACTTCGCCCTCGGCTCGCTGGCCTCGACCAGCGGTGACCCCGAAGCTCGAGTGCAGATGGCGCTCTATTCAGCAGCTCTGCATTCGACGTCGGTCTGCGAACCCTTCACCGTTCTCACCCAATCACAGGAGCCATGACCATGTTCACTGCCACGTTCTGGAAGTCAGCCGCCGAGCGCGCGATTAAGACAGTCGCCCAGGCACTCATCGCCGTGCTGGCTGCCACCACCTTCGATTGGTTCACCGCCGATTGGCAAGCCATTGCCGGCACCGCCGCCACCGCTGGCGTGCTGTCGCTTCTCAGCTCGATCGCTTCGGCTGGCATGGGCGACAAGGGCACGCCGTCAATCGTCGCTGCCCCGAGTAACGCAACGATTCCTCCTAGCTCAGACATCTGAGCGAGATCCCCGGCTCGATCACGCAGGCCCCTGCTCCTGCGAATGGAAGCGATCAGACCTTTAAGGGCTGAGCCCGCAACACCTAACTGAGCCGGTCTGCGAAGATCCCCCGCTAGTGCCAATAGGCCAAGGCGGGGGATCTTCTGCGTGTAGCCCAACTACCGGCGACGATCCTCGCAGGCGCTCTACGGGCCATACAGAGGGCAATCCTGGGCAATGTGCAACGTGTGTGCAACGGCGCTTTGCACATTGCGCTGACGTGGGAAAACACCTCTAACTGACATTCTCCTGCAAAGCCCCGTACGGCGGTTCGATTCCGCCCGCCGCCTCCATAAGAAAACCCCGCAGAAATGCGGGGTTTTCTACGTTTTCGGGCACTGCTAGTGCGCTTTCCTAATCGGCCCCAGTAGGCTGGAATCGTGCCAAATACCGGCGCTTATGTGCAAAATGTGCAACACGGGAGCAGGCCATGTCAGTCAAGAAGCATCCATCGGGCAACTGGCAGGCGCGCTGGAGAGACGAATACGGCAAACAGCGGGCAAAGTTCTTTGACACCAGGAAAGAAGCCGAGCGCCACGTTGAGAACATGCGCGTAGACATCCGACGTGGCGAAGCCACCGCAGTGGTCGGCAAGATCACCATCGCTGCACTAGCCGATCAGTGGATTGACGCTGGCGTTCACCTCGCCCCCGGCACCATCCGCACCTACGAACGCGATCTGCGGCTCTACATCCTGCCCACCTTCGGCGACTTGCAGGTTGGCAGGATGATGCCAGCGCTCATCCAGAAGTGGATCGCCACCGAACTCAAACGTCTCGCACCCTCGAGCGTGCACCGTCACTACCGCACCCTGCGCACCCTGCTCGGCTACGCCGTCAACCAGGGCTATCTGCTCAACAACCCATGCGACAAAGTCAACGCTCCACGCATCCCTCGACGAGAGATGGAGACTTTTACCGTCGACCAGATCGAGGCAATCGCAACTGCAGTCAATCCTCGCTATCGGTGCTTCATCCTCATCGCCGCCTATGGCGGGCTGCGCTGGTCTGAGCTGGTCGGGCTTCGCCGCATGGACATCAGCGGCGCGCGCATCACTGTCGCTGGGCAGCTGCTCAACTTCGACGGCGAGTGGGTGCGCAGTGACCCGAAGACCTCGGCTGGTCGACGCACTTTGATCCTGCCCGAGTCAGTGGCTGAAGAACTCGCCCAACACTTGGCCACCTTTACTGGCCCGAAACCTCACGACCTCGTTTTCACTAACCAGCAAGGCAACCCTGTCGGCGTGGCCTTCCGCTGGAACACCTGGTACCCAGCGTGCGCGTCGATCGGCATGGGTATGCGGACTATCAAGAATTACAAGCCGGCCTATGCGAACATGCCTCGCTTTCACGATCTACGCCACACCTCGGTGGCCCTGGCGATCGCTGCCGGCGCTCATCCGAAAGCCATCCAGCAGCGGCTCGGCCACTCGTCGATTGCTGTAACGATGGACCGCTACGGGCACCTCATGGCGGGCATGGATGAAGACCTTGCCGCTGACATCGACGCCCTGCGGAAAAAATAAGCGTTCCACTAGGCGCGTGACGTTCGTCACGGTTAGGTTGCGAAGACTTACTCGGCGGTAATAACTCGAACGGCGGTTGAGATGGAAGACGCAACCAAGCCCCCCCCCCCCCCCGAAGGTCTGTCAGAGGGGCTCGCTAGTTTCGACGCCATGAGCGACGACCACACAAAAAGCCAATGGTTCACGGCTTTCGTGTGTGCTGCTCACATCGCCGGCGACGATCAAGACCGCTGCATAGCGCTTGCCTCGCAGCTGAAAATTGTCGGCGATCTATTGAACTCGCCGCAGCTGCTCCAGCAGCCCGAGGAAGGTGGCCTTGTTGGCGTCGGTGAGATCCCGATCGGCAAGGATCATCTGCTCAATCGTGACGCTTGGATCAGCCTTGACCGGCACCCACCCCAGGTGGCGTGACAGGTGCCCTGGCTCAACGCCACAAACCTGCTCAAGAATCACAACGTAGGTAAGGGCAATTTCGGTCTCGCCACGGCACCATTTATTGAAGGTGTCGGCGGTGCGATCAATGCCGGCTGCCGATCCGCGTCGATAGAGGTCGGCTGCCGATCGAATCCCAGCCGACTGCATTGCCGCTTCGAGAGCGACCGAGAACGCTTTGCGCTGCTCGACGGTGGTGCTGCTGTTCCTGCTCATACTTTTGCCTTGAATCTAGAACAAACGTGACCGACATGGCCCCTACTGGTTCGCCCTAATTGCACTTTATCGGCAGATTTCAGAATCAGATACTTGACTTAGAATCATACTCTGATTACGGTGCAGCGGCATGGAGCCACTCACTAACGAATCGGGCCAACTCGGGCGACTTCGTGACCTTCCCTGGCTGGTCGAATACACCGGTCTCAGCAAGGACACCGTCTACGAGCTCGTCAAGCAGAACCGCATCCCAGTCACGCGCATCGATCGTCGGCTTCGCTTTGACATCGTCGCCATCGACAAGTGGATCGGCCGCCACACCACCACGCCAGAGCGTGCGGCATGAGTGGGGCGAACATTACTTGCGCCAACTGTCGCAAAGTGTTCTGGCACGAAGACGACGCAGCACAAGCGCAAGCGTTCCTCAGCCATAACTGCGCAGAGACGAAGCGCTCACAAACAGTTACGAACTACTCACGAGTCAGCGACGCCGAGTGGGGACAGATCACTGCCCACTATCAACACCCAAGCAATTACACGCCGGACGGTGCAGCATGAACCGCGCAACGCTGAAGCAGGCGCTGCAGTTGAGTGCACTGGTCGTCGGCTTCGCATTACTGCCAGGACCAGTCGAAGCGATCGCCAAGTCCGACCTGCTTTTTCCGATGATTGGCTTGACGGTTCTCTGCGCAGCAGCTGCGTGCGCAATCTTCGCTTGGCCGGTTAGGCGATGAAGTCCGACTGGCTCGCAATGGGCGCTGTCTTCTGCATCGTCTTTATGGTGATGCTTTGGGTCTGGCTCATCAGTGGCGGCGTGCTGTGACTAGCCCGCAGAAGCGCAAAGGCTCAGACGCTGAGCGTGCCGTCGTCGAGTACCTCGCCAGCATTGGCGTGCGCGCGCAACGCATCCCTGCCGGCGCAACCGACGATCGTGGCGATCTGTTCGTGCCGCTGATTGAGTGGCCGAGCATCGACGTGAAGAACTACTCGTCATATTCGGGCCAACTGTCGCACTGGATCGATCGAGCGAACGACCAAGCAAGCAACGCCGGTCGCCGCTTCGGCGTCGTGTGGTTCAAACGCACACGCAAAACAAACCCCGCTGACTGGTACGTCGCCATGACCGGCGAAGCCTTCACGACCCTCATGGCCATGATCGGAGACAAGCCGTGAACGAACACCAGATCGACCGCATGAAAGCACGACTGCTTGAAGAGTTCCTGGCTGCAGAGATCGATCGTGAAGTGCTCAGCGACGCCATCGAAACTCTCGAGGTCTGTCGCCGACGCATCGCTCATCTCGATCGACTTGTCGACGCACTGCAAGCCGAGATCGCGTACCACCGTTCGTGTGGTCCGACGTGAACACGCCGTGGCAAGAGATCGCAGCTTGCCGTGGCTTACCGGCCGAGATGTTCTTCCCATTCCGCACGAACGAACTCGGCAAGAAACGTGCCTTGCGCATCTGTGATCGATGCGAGGTCACTCAGCAGTGCCTCGCTTACGCAATGAAGAACGACGAGCAGTGGGGCATCTGGGGCGGACTGTCTCGACCCGAACGTCAATTAGTCACCAAGCCATAAGGGGATGAGCTACATGAAACAACTCGCGGGCATCATCGACGATCTAGTCCAGCAACCTGTGCGACGTGACCGCTGGGGACGCTATGTCGTCCTGCCAGTAGATGGCGCAAAGCCGATCGGGTACACCAGGGCGACGACCATCGCCAAGGGCATCGAGGACTCTGGCGGTCTGCTCAATTGGGGCAAGCGCATGGTGGCCATCGGCCTCGCACAACGCCCCGACCTTGTCGCCCTGGTGTCGACAACTCCCGACACCGACAAGAAAACCCTCGACGGGATTTGCGAACGAGCTGCTGAGCAAGGGGGAGCGACGGTACGTCGTGACCTCGGCACTGCAGTCCACGGAATGCTCGAGCGTTCGTTCATCGATCCCACCTTTGTCGCGCCGGACCCCTACGGCAGCGACATTCAAGCCGTCCACAATGCGCTGGCGACCGCCCGCTTGCGCGTTGTGGACGGCTACTCCGAACGCATGATCGTCCAAGATCGTCACCAGATCGCCGGCACCTTCGATCTTCTTGTCGAAGACGAAACCGGCCAGCGCTTTGTCGCTGATTACAAGACCGGCTCATCGCTACTCGGAGCACTGGCCTTCGCCATTCAGTTGTCGATCTACGCCAACGCCGACGCTCTCTACAACCAAGGCGCAGCGGCCGACGGCAGCGAAGACACTCGAGAGCCGATGCCCGAGGTGTCGAAGCTCTACGGCGTCATCATTCATGTGCAGCCTGGCAGTGGCGTCTGCGATCTTCACTGGCTGGATCTCGCTGTCGGTGCTGAAGCCCTCGAGCTAGCGATCGCTGTGCGACAGATGCGCAAGGCAAAGGTGCTGTCGCCGATCAACGTCGAAGTCGACGTGGTTGAGCGCACCAAGCAGATCGCAGCAGCCGAGAAGATCCTCGCCGCTGCTGACGGCAACGTCGATGACGAGTGGCGCGCGTGGATGACGGTGCGACTCAAGTCGCTGATCGACGCAGGACACTCGCAGCTCATTCGCAACTCATGGCCCGAGGGCATTCCCACGCTTGGAAGTGGCAAGCCGATTGCCAACCATCTCGCCGAGCCGATCGAGCAGGCAGTGGCGATGATCGAGACAGAGGTCGGCGCAGCGTTTCCCGATCCAAAGCCTGGCGAAGTGCTCGTCGAGCGTCGCGAGGCTGCACCGGCCCGACGTGGTGCACCCGACGAAGGTGCCGAAGTCGGCACCGCTGAGACTCAGAGCGTCAACAAGCACGCACGCAAGCTCACCGTCGAAGGTCGCACTTGGCTCGGCGCAATGATGCAAGCGGCGAAGGATGCGAACCGCCCCGTCAACATGACCGGCCCCGGCGCCAAGAAGACCGAGCGCCGCTTCAACATCGCCAGCTCACTGATCGCCTTCGCCGATCACGCCGACGACGACCTTGCTCGAGCGTTGATCTCGATCGCGATTGGCGAAGAGGTTCAGCCAGGACACGACCTTGGCGATGCCATCGGCACGCTCACCATCTCTGAGGCCATGCGTCTCGGACACCTCGCCCGTGCACTCAATGCCGGCTCGCTCATCCCCATGTGGGAAGCGAACGGCGTGCGCATCACTGGCGACATCGACGCAGCAATCGCTGCGTAACCAACACAGAAAGCAGGACAGCACCATGACAGACATCATCAGTGAACTCACCCGATCAGGCGGAGCATCGGCAAAGTGGGACGCAATCGGCGACGTGCGCCGCATCGTCATCACCGACGTTGAGAAACGACAGGTGACCGACTTCGTCACCGGCGAACTCAAGACCTGGCCTAACGGCGACCCCGTGTGGCAGTTCGTCTTCAGCGGCACCGATCCCGACACCGGCGACGAGACTCGATTTTTCGCTAAGGGCTTCCAGCTCAGCGCAGTCAAAGAGGCACTGCGTTCGGCAGGAGTCAGCGCTGGCGACACGCTCACCGGCGGCACGCTTGCAATCAAGTGGACCGGCGAAGAGCCAAGCAAGACCAAGGGCATGAGTCCGGCAAAGACCTGGACGGCGCAATACAAGCCAGCCGTCGCCAACGCCGTGACTGACGACCTCATCTAGATCGGGCACATCGAGCAGCCAACGCCCTACGTCTGGCTGCCGTGCGCCGTATGGGTCGGCGCGTCTGGAAGAGCCGCGCCGACCCCACATTCACACCTGCCAACCACAGCTGCAGGGCATCGAGTCTGACCCTCCTCGGCGACTCGATGCCCTGCGACCTCTCAAGGGGACGACGTGCAAGAACCGCACCTCAACATCATCAAAGACCGCTTCGGCAACTACTTCGTCGAAGTAGCACAGGGCGCAGAGCGCATCACCATCACTCCGCCGCTGTGGTCGACGAGTGAAGCCACCGAAGCGCTCAGACGCATCGCATCAGTCACCGGCCTACGCACCGGGCGCATCGTCTGATGCAACACGGCCCCGACCCTTATGCGCGCGCGCTGGCAGACATGGATCGTCTGCTCGCTGCCGACAAGGACCGCAACGAGCGCGTCCTACTAGAGACGCTTGCCGATCTCGGCCGCATCGGGCGCACCGGGCAACGACTCGCCGATTACCTCGCACACGTCGCAGCTGCAGATCCTGCTCGACGTGAAGCGATCAACGACCTGCTGAGCGCATGGCGACACGCACTCAGCCATTGAGCAACAACTGGCGCTGCCCGATCTGTGCAGACGCCTACTCGACACCCCGACCAGTGCTTGGCGTGCTCTGCGCACCTTGCACCAGAAAGAACCGAGGAATAGCACGATGGATGAAACCCGAATCGACCACCGAAGAACCGCAGCAGGATGCGTCGCTGTGATCGCACTACTTGGCGCAGCCTTTGCGCTCGGACGTTGCAGCGCACCAGCAGAAGCACAACAAACACAATCAGCACCCAACCCCGTTGTGTCTCTTGGTTATGACTTCCACACCGCTGCCGGCGAAGCCCTCGCCGACCTCGAGGTGTACCTGCAAAGCGTTACAACCACCAGCACGATCCCTCCGAAAACTGTGAAAGTCAACAGCAAAACCATCACCCAACCCTCGAATCCGATCGATCATGCGGACAAGTGGGACCGACTTGCACAATGCGAGACAGGCGGCAACTGGGCAGCGAATACCGGCAACGGCTTCGGCGGTGGTCTGCAGTTCATGCATCAGCGCAGCTACTCGACGTGGCTGTCATTCGGCGGCGAAGAGTTCGCACCACATCCGTGGCAAGCAAGCCGAGAACAACAGATCGACATCGCCGAGCGAGTCCTGGCTGATTCCGGCTGGCGCGCTTGGCCTGGCTGCGCAAAGCGCTTTGGGTGGTTGTGATGGGCGAGATCTACGACGCCTTCATCCACGCCTTTGACCCCGACAACACAAAGCGATGCGCGAAGTGCTGGCGCTATCTGCCGCACAGCGAGTTCAAGCGAGACGCGCGCACCAAGGACCACCTGTCCTATCGCTGCCTTGACTGCCTCGGCCTGCACAGGCGCAAGAACTGGGGCGGACAACTAGTGCGACGCCCTGAACTTAATGCCGTCGAGACACACACCAGCACCATCGGCCACCACGGAGACCTCTAATGCGATCGATCAAGATCAGCAAGACGCAGCTGCCCGACCCACCCGAGAAGATCGTGCTCTACACAAACGACGGTGGGCCGCTCGGCATTCTGCGCTTCACATACAAGAACGGCATCACCAGCGTGCTCGAGTATGCACCAGGGCAAGAACCGCACCGCACCTACCCGCTGCGATCAAAGCACCGTCAGCGATGAGCTACAGACCTCACGGCTCACACCGTCGCTATGCGACCGACAAGTGCCGCTGCGAACCATGTCGGCGCGCGTACAGCGACTACAAGCGCAACCTTCGCCTCGGCAATCTCCCTCTGTCGACGTACTCGTTTCGCTGGCCACTGCAGCCGCTATTCGATGCAGCAGGCACCACCGAGTACCTCGAGCTCGCAGTGCGCACTGGCTTTCCAGCGCGAACGATTCACCGCTGGAAACACAACGGCATCCCAGATCACAACGCAGACCGAGCAGCGGTTGCCCTGGGCTTGCACCCGATGACCATCTGGCCGAACTACTGCGACGAACTGGAGAAGGCAGCATGAACAACGAACAGATCGAACAGGCAATCGACGGGCTGAAGCTGCAGCGCTTCTGGCCACACCCCGAAGACATGGTGCTTGATGCCGGCAGAGCACTTGACGCCATCTACGAGCTGCAGGCGCGCTACGACATGATGACCACGCTGGCCAATGTCACCGCCGACACATCAGCCGACCGCATCGACGAGCTGCTGGCACGCATCGAAGAACTTGAGCAACGCAACCGCGCGCTCGAGGTCATGGTCGACCGCATGACCAGCAAGGACGATTGGGAGATCCTTATCGACATGCAGCGCGACCAACTGAAGGTGCGCAAAGCGTTCAAGAAGGTCATCAAGCAACTCGACGATCTGAACCGGGACGTGGCGTGATGAGTGACGATCAATTGATGCTTGTCGCATCAAGGTGTCATTTCAGTGGTTGCCATAACGCAGCACCGAAGGGTCGTGACGAATGCGACATGCATCGACGAGAAAGAAATGCAGGCGACAGAAAATGCTGCTTTGAGCGATGCCCTGAAGTGGCGACTCGTGCTGGCTACACAATCTGCGAAAAACATCACCGCACGCGCAACGCTTTGAGGTGCGTTGAGGCTGACTGCCTTTGGCCTCAATTCTGCAAAGTCACCCAGCGGTGTCGGCATCACAAGCGGGCGTTCATTGATTCCGTTGCATCGAAGTTTGAACTGCTGCGCATGTTTGGCTTGACCGATGGCCACTACAAGCAAAAGGGCTACATCATTAGAAGCATTTGTGGCACGGGTATCAAGATTCAGGAACACAGAGCCGTGATGATGCAAGACCTCGGTCGCGATCTCATAAAAGACGAAAATGTTCATCACATCAACGGCGTGCGCACCGATAACCGTCTTGAGAACTTAGAACTCTGGAACAAGACGCAGCCCAGCGGTCAACGTGTGGTTGACAAGGTTGAGTGGGCAACAGAGCTTCTCGCTTTCTACGCCCCCGAGCGTCTAAGCAAGACACAGTGGGCTATGCCATTGAGCGACGCAGCATGAGCGCCCTCGCCCACGCGCTCGACTACGCCGAGCACGGTCTGCCGGTCCTGCCGATCAAGCCAGGGGAGAAGCGACCGCCGATGAGTGGATGGCAGAACCACGCCACCACCGACAAGCCAACGATCGAGAACTGGTTCACCGGTCTCTATTCAGACCACGGCGTCGGCATCGCTACTGGCGGCACGATCTTTGCTCTCGACATTGACGTGAGCGGCGACAAGGCAGGAGACGAAACCCTTGCCGACCTCGAGCTGCAGTACGGACCACTGCCGGACACGGCAACGGTGCTGACTGGCTCGGGTGGCCAGCATCGCTACTTCCTCATGCCTGCTGGCGTGAGCATCAGAAACAACGCATCGACGGCGCTCGGCCCTGGTCTCGACATCCGTGGCGAAGGTGGCCAGTGCGTGGCACCGCCGACGATCCACCCGAACGGTCGACCCTATGAGTGGGACGGCGGCGAGATCGGCATCATTGCGCCGGCACCGAAGTGGCTGATCGAACTACTGACGGCGCGCGCTGAGCCAACACCAGCGCCAGCTGCAACCTCGAGCAACGATTCAGAGTCAGTGGCGGCGAGATACAACGATCAGACCACATGGGCGCAGCTGCTCAGCAGCGACGGCTGGACACTGGCACAGACCATGCCCGACGGCGAGCAGCGCTGGGTGCGACCAGGTAAGGACGCGCGCGAAGGGATCAGCGCCACAGTCGGCCACGGCGGCGGCGGTCAGTTGACAGTGTTCTCGAGCTCGATCGCTTGGCTGCCTGAGGGCAGTTACTCACGTTTCGGCTATTACGCCTGTCGACATCACCAAGGCGACCGCAGTGCAGCTGCGTCACGTCTCTACGAACTCGACATGGCACCGGTCAACGCTCTGCTCGATGCCATCAGCGTCACAGAGATAACGCACAACGAAGCCAACGATGTGATCCCGACACCGACCGATCGCGTCGAACTGGCGCACCTAGTCGACTGGACCAAGTTCTGGAACCAAGACCACGCCGACGAAGAATGGCTGGCCTACCCGATCATCCCGAAGGGCAGAGCTATTGCCCTCTATGCCCCAGCGAAGGCGGGCAAGTCCACCATCGTGCTGGCAGTGGCTGCAGCAGTGGCCACTGGCCGGCGTGTGCTTGGCCAGCGCCGAGCCGAGCAAGTGGACGTGCTGTATCTCGACTATGAGATGACTGAAGCCGATCTGCTCGAGCGACTGGGTGAGCTCGGCTACGGACCCGACGACGATCTGTCTCGGCTGCACTATGCGTTGCTGCCATCGTTGCCACCACTCGACACTCGAGAAGGTGCCAACGCCATCTTGGGACTCGTCGACAAGACCGGGGCGCAGCTCG